TGGCGTTAGTAGACCGGAGTGTACCATACAATCCGATGCCGTGGTTAAATCTCTTATTCCAATCTTCGTTGTAGACTATTTTTCTACTTGGGTCGAAGAATGAATAAAATTCTTCTAGACGAAACTGCTTCGCATGTTTCTCTTTACAGAAACGCTCGGACTCGTAGCAACCTTCGATGTTTCCGTTGGCATCGAGCAAGGCAATATTTGCGTCGTGGGTAAAAAACCCAGCGGCACCCAAATACCCACTCATGAAGTGAAGACTTTGACGCCGTATTCTTTCTCAAATTCAAACGCGTCTTCCGAAGTGTTAACCATAGGTTTGCCACGAATGTTCAGAGATGTGTTGAGTAGCATCGGGACACCAGTGCGCTGATAGTAGCACTCAATTATCTGACGGAAGATAGACTTGCAGTCTTTTGGTACTATCTGAACCCTGCCCGTGCCGTCAACGTGGGTCACGGAAGAGTAGTCATGTTTTGCAGTTGCGCAATATTGCATCCACTGGTTCATCGCGCCAGAGAAGTAATCCGTTGCGTGTTCTTCTAGGATTGCAGGTGCAAATGGACGAAACTTTTGGCGCTGCTTGATCGTGTTGACAGTATCCTTGACATCGAAGCGAACGTCTGCGATGAGTGAACGGTTACCATATGCACGGTAACTAAATTCTGCCCTTCCGTTGGCGATACCACAAACCTTTCTGTGCATCAAGTAGTCGACCACTTGCTCGGGGTCGAGGGTGCCTTCAATATTGTGCCCAAGGAACGGGTGTTCCCAGTTTAGGCGATCGATTCCAGTATCACGGAATAACTGGAACCCTGCTGCGCCGAGACTTGCACCACCATCACCTGGATTGAGGTCAACCCACATGTCGTCAAACAACTCAGCAACCTTTGAGTTCGATACGATGTTTTGTGCAACACCGCCACTGTAGCAAAGTTTCTTTCCGAATTTGCGCGCTTGTTTCATGATGTCAAGAATGACTTCTGTTGTCATGCGTTGCAAGGACGCTGCTTGGTCTTCTACAGTGGCGCAATTTGTTTGCAGGTATTTCACCATAGCGTCAAGGTGGTGTAGTTTGTAATCATAGATGTCCTGCCACTTACTGACACCGGAGGTCTTTTCTTTTACGTTTGACAGATCCCACTCTTCAATGTTTAAGAACATCTCGTACACTTCTTGCCAATGAGTTGGGGTGCCGTAACTGGACAATCCCATAACGACATATTCGTCGTTGTTGCTGTGCAACCCCAAACCGCACCAATCGGTGAAGTGTGCGTACAAGTAACCAATTGATTTAGGGAAAGTCATTTCCCAGACGAGTTCAAGATTGGAATTGTAGACAGCAGCAGAACGAAACTCGCCAATGCCGTCTATAACTACACAAACGCAGTCTTCTCTGTCCCAATCTTTCGGGCGAGTCATGAGTGCTGCTGCTGCGTGAGAAGCGTGGTGTTCTGTCACCAGACCGCCATGATGTGCGGGAAAGGTTGAAGGGTGCTTGCGGTGCATTAACTTTTCGCCTTCGCGAAACCCACGTGGGTCGTGGTTCATGGCATTTTTGATGCTACCCTTTCGGAAATAATCTCTCAGGTTCCAGTCGTCGTTACCGACCAGTTGGAAGTCGGAAGGATTGTCATACCAACCAGACATTTTCCACATCTCAGGCGGGATTCTGTCGTCATGCTTAATGCGGGTGTATCGTTCAGAAAGCGAAGCATATTCTATGTCGCCCTTGTCCGTGACAACGCACATGCCTGCATCATGAAGTTGCAGACCTGCTATGCCGAGGTACTTCATCTATTTGCCTCCGTCACCCTTACTTCTAGTATATAGTCCGAACCATGCAGCACCTGCCCCGACGACAACGGAGATCAACCCTGACTGCTCAAGTGTTGGAGTCTCAAGCGCCATGAACCACATAGTTGTGTAGTACAGCAGGAACATGTAAACTGTAATGAACGCTCTTGGGAAGATACGCCATGCGTCGATGGTTTCTGCAAAGTGTACCCACTTCGCCCATGGGTTTCCTGACGCTTCTGATTGTAGGTCACGAATTTGGTCTTTAAGATCTGAGTTCTCTTTGAGAAGATCCATGAATTTGCTGAGGTCAATTTCGACTTCGTTACGATCAAAGTCTCCCACAAACCTTTCTTTATCACTCACCGACCAACTCCATGCGAGACATTAATCGCTCTGCCCTATTGGTGACTTGACGATACCAAAGAGAGTCACGACCTTCAACCGCTGCCTTTTCCCAGTTATGCATATTGAGGGCAGAGTTCATCTTTCGGAACTTCTGCAAGTTGCCGTACCCAAGATTAAACATCATGTTTATGAGAATACTCTTGACTTCTCCTGGGAATTCATCCCAGTCATATGCCTTGTAGAGTTTTGCACATTGATTCATTGCTTCTTGAACGTCTGTCTCAAATGCTTCCTGTACTCGTGCGCGTCCGACAGGAGTCCCGACTTCTTGCCAATACTCAGGTTCGTCGTCATCTATGAGGTGACCGATACCGAATGTAGGATTACCAAGATGATCAAGGTAGATCTCGTACACGCAACCTTCGTCTTGTTCAAGTTGGTGTATGAGTTTTGGAAAGTTTAGCGTCGTGCAGATCATTACTTCTCCCTCAGGAACATTTCTTTCGTCATTATGTAGTCTCTCACGAAGTCACTTCGGACAATGTCTTGCCATCCAAACTCTACCACTGAGAAGTTCTTCATCACTTCAATAATTTTAATGAATTCGAGGATCCCTTTCTTGTCTCCTGCTTTGACGAAGTCTGTTTGGTAATAGTCTCCGGCAAATATAATCCTTGAGTCCAATCCAAGTCGAGTAACAACAGAGTCGAGTTCGTGGAAGGTTAGGTTTTGCATTTCGTCTACAATAATAATCGCATTATCAAAGGTGGTTCCTCGGATAAACGAAGTAGAATGAAACTCAATCATCTTCTGCTCTACCAGTTGAGCATATGCGCCGTTAGTGTCGAACAAGTCGTCACAAATAGAAATGTAAGGCGTAATGAAAGGTAGGAGTTTTTCTTCTGCTGTCCCTGGAAGGAATCCAACTTCTCGCGTAGGCACAACTGAACGAATTAGATGAATCTTCTCCCAAGGAGTACTCTTGTCGAGAACATCTTGTAATGCCATATACAGAGCAGTAAACGTCTTACCTGTACCTGCTGATCCATTCAACACAAGATGGTCACCGTCCTTCCATGCATCTCTTGCATAGAGTTGGTTCTCTGTTAATGGGTCAAATGTAAGGAGATCGTCTATTCGTATCTTTCGGGTTGTTTCTTGTTTCTGACGTCTTGTTTGTGTCATGTCAAACCCTAATTGTGTTGTCGCGACCAGAATACCGTTTAGTTTGTCTCAGTACGTCTTTCCATCCCTCGCTAGTTTGCTTGAGAGTTCCTCCAACGTGTGTGACAATAGTAGAAGCAGACTTATGTACTTGTTCCCAAGCACCAGAATCTGTCATCTCTTTCATTGAATTATAGGAGCAGATAATTTCTTTCTCTTCTCCAGTTTCTGTGTTTCTGAGATCATAGGTTGGCATAACAATATCCAAATAGAAAAGTTTGTACATTATCTATAAGTAGACTATAGTACGTCTCTGAGTAGAGGGTGTGGAAGGTGTTACAGGAGGGTAGAGTGTTCATTCCCGCAGACGATGTTCTTTATTATACAGAACTCCATCGAGAAGACAACAGTTATTTGAAATATTTTTAGAGGTAACGATACCTCGCCCATTGCGGACGAGGCACGAGATTCGATCACCTCCTTAGTTAGTCACCGACACGGTGTCTTGGAGATCAGAGATAAAGTCGTCTAGATACTTTCTCTTCTTCTCCACTTTATGCGCAAGTTCTTTTTTACCTTTCTTATTAAGTTTATGGACATAATGTCCTAACTCTGCGCTATCCTTCCGTAACCTTTCTATTTGATTTGTTGTTACCATAGGCGACTCCTAAGTGTCGGTGTTATTTAATTAAGTGATCATGGTATAATACGAGGTAATGCCTCCTTCACAGTTTCTACTGACAAACCTGCGACTGTGCTCTTCTTGGCAACCATTGCTACCAAGATCTCGGCGTCGGAGGGGTGTACAGATTCTAGCATGCCAATGAACATTGACTCCCTTCTCATAGGGAGAATGTGGTCTGCTTTGAGACCTTTGACAAAGTATTGAAGTTTGACGTGTTGTTTGTGCCAAGAAGATGGAACTTTCTCCGCGTCAGCGGGAGTATAGGGGGGTCGCCCTTCTGGGAGAAGAAAGTTCACTCTTGAGTCAAACACACAACGAATATAGTCGACAAAAGAGTTGTATAATTCCGCGTATCTGCGGATCAACTCTACTCGCTGGGCAGGATCTGCCTTGTCGATGTTTTCGAGCATTTCGTGTAATTCCAACCTTGACTTCTTGCCTTGCTGTATTTCAGTTATCATGTAAAACAATCCTCATAGTCTATTTTATATAGGAACATTTTGATCTTGAGATCAACTAATGTACGTACTTTAAGAAAGTTTATTACTCGAGAGGTGTGATCTGTTGATCCTACAGTTAATTATCCCGTTGTAATAGTCCGGTTGGAGCAAAACTTCTCTGTCGAACTGTTCCTTTGTTTCATAGTAAGCGCAGTCGCCCTTGGTCTCACACAGACGAATGATTTCTCTGTCGAACGCTTCTGCGCCGTGCTCTTCCAGTAATTGTTGGACTTTGACGGAACTACCGAAGTATGTTTTCCAGTCCGATTCCACGCGGGTGTGTTTCCTACGCTTCCTCGTCTTTGTTATCGGTAGTGTCTTTTTTCTATGGAAGAACTTCTTGCCGACATATTTCATGTCGGTGTTCTTTTCGGTTATAACGTAAACGAACCCAACCCATTCCTCGAGTTCTTCATATGTTGGGTCGAATATTTCGCCCTCGTATGTCCAATTCATTCTGGTTCTACTGGCGACCCGCACATAGGACAGAACTCGGGTTCAATACCTACGTTTCCGTCTACGATTACTTCGCTGTGAGTATCGCAAACCGCGCAGTGTATGTCATAGTGCTCGTCCATAT